AATCTTTTTTCTTGTAATACCAATTTACAAGGAATGTTGCGACGCCGATCACAATACCTGTTGCTGATGCGACGTCAGCCCAATTTACATTTGAGAACATATCGGCAATACGTCCAATTAAGAAGGCGAATATTCCTGATGTGTAAGACGCTCTTGATGGTGTGTCGTGCATATCAGCTCCAAAGTTGTATAGTGTCACTTGCCACGCTGATCTTTTCCGTGTCAGTTTCTGGCAATATTACTGGTGTTCCGATTGGAATGACTGGCTTATCCATTAAGTGCGGGTTTAATTCGCACGCAATTTCTAAAAGTCCTTCACTGCGGCCAAAATAGCGATAAATAATGGCGTCCAAGTTGTCATTTTGTTGTGCGTAAACTTCCATTAAATTAACTCCGCATCGACCCGTCTTTTGCCGATGATGTCACTAATGGCAAAGCGTGCGTCTCGTCTTAATTCGTTGATGCTATCTTTGAGTAAATCCATTTTCTTTTCACCATCGTTTGTGCTGTCATAGCTTGCGTAACGCTCGTAAAGGTTAGCCAGTGCCAAACAGTTCACTGCGCGTTTATAGCGATAAATCAACACGCTTTCGCCGTTGACTGATGGTGCGGGGATTTGTTCAAGGAAGTGATGTTCGCTTTGTGCTTTGAATGTAGATAATTCATCATTTACACTGGCGATGGCTTCAATCAATGCATCTTGCAAGCGTTGTTCAGTGACTGTGCCGTCTGCTCGATATTGATTGCGAAAAGCAGAAAGAGAAATGTCAGGGAAAAAATCATCGTTCCGAATAATATCTTCGCCTATTCCGTAATCTTCCAGTTGTTTTTGCACTGCGTCCATCTCATAGTCAGGGGCAAGTTTTACTGATAGAGATCCGTCGCTCATGTTTTCCCTTATAAAAAAAGTCGGGTGAGGATTAAATTAAGCACGGCCAAAAATCCGTCAGAATTTGACCGCACTTTTAATCCGCCCGACGGGTGCGTTGTTTGCTCGTTATCAAATCCGATTATTCATCGGCTTTGCTTAATTTTTTGCGTAATTTTTTAATGTCGCCTTTCACGCCAATTTTCTGATCTAACCCTAAAGCACGTTCAAGGTATTGCAAGGCTTGTTCAGGATTCTTTTCAACCAATAACAAGCCTAATTCACGCAACAATCGCGCACGGCTTTCATCTGGCATGTCACATTCAGCGGTGATGCGTTGTACTTGCTCTAAGTACGACACTTCGAATGGCTGATTGGCGGCTTGTGCGGCTTTTGCTTGGTCGGCAAATTCTTCCGCCAATAATGTGCCAAGTGTTCGTGTGAACGGTTCAGGCAAACGCAAATCATGGAATACGGCATAATCAGCAATCTGCAAGGCAAGGTGATATTCCCCGCAGTCGATTGCCCACACGCACCATGTCATCAAGACATTATCTTGTTTGCCTGTTCCGGCAGATAACGCTCCTGTAATCCATGGCAGATAGTCAGGCAAAATTTGCTTTTTAAATGCGGCTTTGCGTTCTGTCGATTGGATGTTTTTCAAATCCTTTCGATGTCGCGCAAGAATACGGCTCATTTTTTCGTATTCCGTGAAGTCGCTTAGATCTTCAGTTTCTGCCGCATTAGCGATAGCGGCAGAAACTTCAAGAAAGTGACGTTTAGTTGGTCGCATTATGATTACGCGTGAGTTGATGCATCAAGAACGGTGATATTCTTCGCCATCGCCACGGCTTCGTAGTTTTCAACTACATAAGCTTCATTGGATGACAAGTAATCTTCCACACGGTTGCGTTCCGGCACGTCTTTTAAGTGACGGCGCATACGTTCGTCTTGCACATAGATTGACAAGTTGTCAAGTGATGTCACTAACACAGTGCCTTTCGGGAAGAATGGCACAGTTACGGCTTGTAAACCGCCAACACGTTTTTGACTGATTACAGCATCGCCTGCCGCTTGTTCGCTTGGTTTTGATTGGTTGATAAGCGGGAAGTATTTGTCCGCTAATAAGTCGCTACCCATAATCGCCACAAGTTTTGTGTCGTCACGGTATTGGTCAGGAATGAAATCTTCTTTTAATGCAAAGACTAATGCATCAAGATTTTTGTATTCTTTACCTTCACCGATTTCGATTTTGCCTGTGCCGCTTTTCGCTTCCTTCATCACACGTGGAGTGGCTTTTTCTTCGATTTGAACTAACCAACCTTTATTCACGTCTTGCAACAATGGATTTGTTGCGCGGTTGGTTGTTGCAGCCACGCTTGTGCCATTCCAACCGATCATAATACGGTCTAATGCAATGCGTTCTGCTTTAAGTTTGCCAACACGTTCCGCAAAGTTAGGGAATTTAGCCCAACTGTCTAACGTTGCATAGTTTAAATGCGTGTCAAAGTTGGTTTGTTCGCACGAATATAAGTTTTCTTGCAAATTGTGAATGTCAGTAGTTTCACGTGCTTTGGTGTTGGTATCTGTGCGGCTTGCAACAGGTGAAAGTACGCCTAAACGCAATGCGGAACCTTTCATTTCAGTAACAGGCACAACATTGATGCGTTTTAAGAAATCGGAACTTTCAAGCACCGCGTTTTCTAATTTTTGCTGCATTGTTGGTGTGACGGTGAATTGCCCGCCATTTGCAACAAATGCCACATCTTCGCCGTTATCTTGTGCGACACCTTCAATGTAAGCTTGGAATTTTTGTTGGGTAAATTTATTCATTTGGTTTTTTTCCTAAGATAAATTAAAAGAAGCGGCCGTCAGTTTCAGGTTTTTCACCATAAACTAATGGGCGTGAGTTTTCGGCTTGTGCCGGCTTTTGTTTGAGTTCTTCAAACGTTGCATTAATTTCGGCATTGCCCGCTTTCATTTCTTCAATTGAGCTTTGTTGATTTGCAAAATCACCTTGAAGTGCGGTCAATTTTTCCAAGATGTCTTTTTGTTGCTCGGCTAAAAGCTCAATGGCACTGGATTGGTCGGCAAAGCGTTTATCATCCGATTTTTCTTTTTTCGCAAATAACGCTTTGATTTTTTCCAACACAGATGGGCTTTTTTCTGCTTCTTCAACAAATTCCAATTCCGTTTCAACGGCAGCGGTGAAGATGTTTTCCGCTTTTAATTTGCGAGCATTTAAGCCATTGTGCGAGAAACTTAACATCTCTGTGCCTAAGCTTGCCGGATTATCTGTAACGGCTAAACCGACTAAGTATGCCTTGCCTGTGTCTGCAAAATTGGTGTCAATTTCAACTGATGTGTAAACTTTTTGACCTTCCTTATTTAAGGCAATGAGTGCATCAGTTGGTTGAAGTTCGGCTAAAAGCTGTAACTTGCCATCTTCACGTTCTTCTGCTTTCACGGCTAAGACGTCACCAAAGCAATGAGCATTGGCAAGTTCAGGGAGATAGACAGAGAATTTGATATGGTCAAGATTGATGCGTGCGCCGTAGGTGTTTTTTGGATCATAACTTTCAGCCATTTCTTCAATCCAGTTGCGCTGAATTGTGCGGCCGTCAGTTGTTGCCCCTTCTGTTGCGACAACTACCCATTTAGATTTTTTTGCCATTGGTTGTCCTTTCTGTGGTTGGTTTGGCTCAAAGATTGCCATTATTCTGAAAGGTTTAATTTTTGCGGTCTATGGGTTGTTTTTGTTGCTTTTCTGTTCACAGGTGAGCTGTAAAGACTAACTGCAAGCCCCTTTCTATTATGCGGTTGTAAATTGAAAGGATGATGAATGGACGAACAAGTTATCAATCAAGCTTCGCCCGATGTAACGGCGGAAATAAAAAGAAAAGCACAACAGATGTATTTTAGCGGTTATAAAATCGCTGAAATTTCTCGTCAGCTTGATATTGCTGCTTCCACGATTTCAAGTTGGAAAGATCGCGAAAAATGGGATGATGTCGCCCCCGTTGGGCGTGTTGAATTAGCCCTTGAAACAAGATTGAATTTGCTGATTGCCAAAGAAGAAAAAAGCGGGGCAGATTATAAAGAAATTGATTTGCTCGGTCGCCAAATGGAACGCATGGCGAGAGTGAAAAAATACTCTTTCGGTGATGGCAATGAAGTGGATTTAAATCCGAAACTTGCAAATCGAAACAAAGGCGAACGGAAGAAAGCAGAACAAAATGCTATTGATCAGGAACAAGAAGAATTACTGATCAATGGCTTTCTTGATGGGATGTTTAATTATCAGCGTGTTTGGCATAAAGCAAAAGAAAACCGCATTAGAAATATTTTAAAAAGCCGACAAATCGGGGCGACTTACTATTTCGCCCATGAAGCCTTTATTGACGCATTGACGACTGGACACAATCAAATCTTTTTGTCTGCCAGTAAAAAACAGGCGTTGCAGTTCCGTTCTTACATTGTGAACTATGCCAAGCAAACAGCGGACGTGGATTTAAAAGGCGAAACCATCAAATTGCCAAATGGGGCAGAATTGATCTTTCTTGGTACGAACTCCGCCACGGCGCAGTCTTACCACGGCAATTTATATTTTGATGAAGTGTTTTGGGTGCCTAAATTTGATGTGATGCGTAAAGTGGCATCAGGTATGGCAGCGCAAAAGATGTATCGCCAAACGTATTTTTCAACGCCGACCACGATTGCGCATCCCGCTTATGCTTTTTTCTCTGGAAAAGCATTTAATAAAAATCGGGCCAAGGCGGACAAAGTAGAAATTGACATTTCTCACGAGAATTTAAAAAGCGGGAAACTTTGTGCTGACAGACAATGGAAGCAGATTGTTAGCATTTATGATGCGATGGAAGGTGGGTGCAACCTATTCAATATTGATGACCTGATCGCAGAAAACAGCAAAGAAGAATTTGAACAGTTGTTTTTATGCCAGTTTGCGGATGATAACACGTCTGCGTTTAAATTTGCCGACCTGCAACTTTGCCAAGTGGACAGTTTGGAAGAATGGCACGACTTCAAGCCATTTTATCAACGCCCATTCGGTAATCGTGAAGTGTGGTTAGGTTATGACCCCGCCTTTACTGGCGACCGTGCAGCGTTGGCGATTATTGCCCCGCCTAAAGTGGAAGGCGGTGATTATCGTGTTTTGCATTGGCAAACATTTCACGGCATGGATTATGAAGCACAAGCGAGCAGAATTAAAAATTTCTGTGATGATTACAATGTCACCCGCATTGTGATTGATAAAACTGGGATGGGTTCTGGCGTATTCCAAGAAGTTAAAAAATTCTATCCAATGGCAATCGGTCTTGATTACAACGCCGATTTAAAAAATGAGATGGTATTAAAAACGCAAAACTTAATTCAGAAACGCCGCCTTAAATTTGATGGTAACGAAATCATCACCAGTTTTATGACAGTTAAAAAACGTATCACCGGAACAGGAAAGATTACTTATGTTTCTGACCGTTCAGAAGATGCAAGCCACGGCGACTTATCATGGGCAATTATGAACTGCATTTTAAATGTGCCTTATGGTTTAAACGGCGATGTGTCAAGTAACCAATCAACCATTTTCACTTTTGAATAGGATTACCAAATGAGTAAAAAATCAAAAAAATCAACCGCACTTTCTACGGGGAATCAAGCACAGGCGTTCAGCTTTGGTGAACCCATTCCCGTGCTTGACCGTGCAGAAGTATTGAATTATTTCGAAAGCGTGTTGATGTATGAGAAATATTACAACCCGCCAATTAATTTAAGTTATCTTGCCAAAGCCTTAAATGCATCTGCACATCATAACAGTGCGATCACGGTGAAGAAAAATATTTTGCTTTCTACCTGTAAAACGACCGCACTTTTACCACGCACGCAGTTAGAAAAACTGGTGCAAGATTACTTAGTATTCGGTAATGCTTACCTTGAAAAAGTTGAAAACACATTCGGGAAAGTGATTGCGTTAAAATCGCCCCTTGCAAAATATATGCGCGTTGGCGTGAAGAAAGGCATTTTTTATCAGATAGTTAATGGCTTTGATGAATATGAATTCCCGAAAGATGCAGTGTTTAATCTGATCAACCCTGATGTGAACCAAGAAATTTACGGCGTGCCGGAATATTTAGCGGCATTACAATCAGCTTTCTTGAATGAAAGTGCCACATTGTTCCGCCGCAAATACTATTTGAACGGTGCGCATGCGGGGTCGATTATTTACATGACTGACCCAACGCAAAACAAAGACGACATTGAAGCGATCAAAACACAAATCCGACAAACAAAAGGCACAGGAAACTTTAAGAATTTATTTGTTTATATTCCAAACGGGAAGAAAGACGGGATGCAAGTCATTCCATTGTCTGATGCTGTGGCAAAAGATGATTTTTTAAATATAAAAAATGCAAGTCGTGATGATGTATTAGCGGCCCACCGTGTGCCACCGCAATTAATGGGCATTGTGCCTAATAATACAGGCGGTTTTGGTGATGTAGAAAAAGCAACGCGAGTATTTTTTATCAATGAAATAATCCCACTGCAAGAACGCTTGAAAGAGATTAACAGTTGGGTAGGGGAAGAAGTGATCACGTTCACCGAATACAAATTGCTACAATAGATCCTTTTCAAAATAAACAGCCCGCAGAAATGCGGGTTTTTTATTGCTCAAATAGCCTTTTTGTCTTGTATAGTATTAATATCGTCCCATTGTATTATATCAAATCAATCAACAAAACAAACTTTAAAGCCCTGTTTTAACCCGATTTTTCGCCCAAATGCACGCATAAAAAATCGCAGACAAAACCTCGCTACGCCCGCACAGTAAATGTGTGTGTTTCAACGCAATTTTAGATCCTTTACAAAGCCTTTTCAGATCTAACGCTTTCAAAATCCTTTTATTCAGATTCTTCAACGCAAAATAACGCAAGTAAATGCAAATTTTGATGATATAATCGTCGTCCTAAAAGGCAAAAGATCATCTGAATTGGCGTCTTGTTTTTTATGGTAGTAAGCGTGGTAGTAAGCTGTTTTTAACTATTTAATATATCTTTTAAAAACAAAGTGA